ACCTAATCTGTTTACTCTATGTGAGAAGACAGAGAAGGATAGAACTGTTGTATGGATTAAACTGCAACAGCAAGGTAAAACGCGTTTAGGTCACATCCCACCGAATGACATTCTCATTGACACACCAATGTTATGCCATCCGAAAGATTGGACTGGAGTTTTCAATGGTGGTTTTATTACACCTGAAGCTCAACGTGGAAATTCACTTGTCAGTTCCAAATACTACTCTTACAAAGACTTATTGGCGGTAGACGCTTCATTGCAGCAACATGGTGAAGTTTTAGCAGCCATCAATAAGATACAAGATGTCGAGTTTAAGATAGCAGATAACTATGAAGAACATCAAACTCTTATAAATGACATCCGTAAGAAGAAGGTTGCTAAATGTGATGAAGAAATCACCAAATGCACTAAACGTATCCTAGAAATAGAGGAAATGCTACGTTCGGAAATCTCTGAACAAAGTACACCTTAATAGAGAGACCTTTATGGTCATCTCTGAACAAAGTACATCTTATTAGAGAACGTTATAAACTTGAAGAATTCAGAAATGGATTCTTTTTTTCTTCATTTTGAGAAAGTAACAATGGCAAAACTTAAGAACGCAATCACTCCGAAAGGTGTATTGTCATGGCCTTACATCGCTAAGCCTGACACACGCTACAATCCTGAAGGTGTGTATAAAACCAGCTTAGTGTTATCTGCAGCAGACGCTGCTCCGCTGATCGAAACTTGCAAAGAACTGTTTGTCGCTGAGTATGGCACGTCCAAACTCGCAAAAGCTAACATGCCTTACGAAGTTAACGAAGAAAGCGGTGAGGTAACGTTTAAGTTCAAATCTAAACGTCAACCAAAAATCTACGATGCCAAAGGTAAGGCTATTAACAAAGTTCCACAAATCGCTTCTGGCACCATTGCTAAAGTTGCGACTGCTTTGAACCCATACCAAACAGGTATCAACACAGGTGTCAGCATGTATCTGAATGATGTTCAAATCCTTGAGCTCGTTGAGTATGGTGGTGGCGCTAAGTTCTCAGCAGAAGACGGTTATGAATACGAAGCCGATGACAATGAAACTTCAGTAAAGGAACCATCTTTTGCGCAGGCCGACAACAAAGAAGATTTCTAAGACCCAACACGCTTGGGCTTTGGGATTCCGTAGCGGTCTTGAAGAACGCATTGCCGATCAGCTAAGAGAAAATCATGTAGACTTTACGTATGAAAAGGTAAAGATCAAATTCACAAAGCCAGCGAGTAATCACACTTACACACCTGACTTTGTTTTGTCCAATGGTATTATCATCGAAACCAAAGGAAGATTTCTTACGGCTGATAGACAGAAACACCTACTAATCAAGGCGCAACATCCAACCATGGATTTACGCTTTGTGTTTAGTAACTCTAACGCCAAGATTAGTAAGACTTCTAAAACGTCTTATGCAGATTGGTGTGACAAGCATGGATTTATCTATGCTGACAAACTGGTACCACTAGATTGGTTGAAGTGATCCCATCTAGGATCTTCTAACGAGGATCTTAGAGTGTTTTCACTTGGAGAGTTTATGAGTTTAGAACAGCAACAAGAAGAGTCGCGATTTTTACGCCACGAAGCGTGTGAAAATTGTGGCAGTTCTGACGCTAAAGGCGTTTATAGTAATGGTAGCACCTTCTGCTTTAGTTGTCAAGCTTCAACAAGACCTGATGGTCAAGGAAAGGTAAGAACAATGAATGCAACAACACCATTGCTCGATCCGTTTTATGAAGCACAAATAGAACCATTAGCAGCAAGAGGTATTTCAGCAGAGACATGTGAGCGTTACAACGTTCGCAAAGGTGAAGTGAATGGCAAGAACGTTCACCTCTATCCTTATTACAAAGATGGTCAAGTCGTCGCAGCTAAAACAAGAGATTCTAACAAGAACTTTAGTGTCATTGGTGATGGCAAAGATTTACCATTCTTTGGGCAGAATCTATTTCAAAACCCAAACGAAAAGATTACATTGACCATCACTGAAGGTGAGATAGACGCTTTATCAGTTTCACAAGCGATGGGTAACAAATACCCAGTGGTGTCTATTCCACAAGGAGCTCAAGGAGCTGTAAAGACTTTCCGTAAACACATGGAATGGCTTGATAAGTTCAAAGATGTGGTGATTATGTTCGACCAAGATGCTGCTGGACGAGAAGCCGCCATCCGTTGTGCAGAAGTCTTACGTCCTGGTAAAGTCCGTATCGCTACTTTGCCATTGAAAGATCCTAATGAGATGTTACTTGCAGGTCGCGTTAGCGAAATTGTAAGTGCGTTTTGGGATGCTCAAACCTTCAGACCTGATGGCATTATCTCAGGAACTGATCTATGGGATGTTGTGCGTAATGAAGACCAAGTCTCTACAATTCTTTATCCATACCAACGATTGAATGACATTACGCGTGGTATGAGAAAAGGTGAACTCATTACTGTAACTTCTGGAACTGGTATTGGTAAGTCAGCATTTATGCGTGAAATCGCTTTCCATCTTCTTGGTGTTGGTGAGAAGGTTGGAATGATCATGTTAGAAGAGAGTCCTAAGCGAACAGCATTAGGCTTGATGGGTCTTGCACTCAATAAGCCATTACACATCTCAAGAGAAGGTGTCACAGAAGAAGAAATGCATGAAGCATTCGATAAGACATTAGGAACTGGACGTGTATGGATGTTCGATCACTTTGGATCTACTGAAGTAGACCATTTGATGAATAAACTCCGTTACATGGTGAAAGGTTTACAATGTGAATGGATTATCTTAGACCACTTATCGATCGTAGTCTCTGGAATGGAAGGCATTGACGAGCGACGCCTAATCGATAATGCTATGACCATGCTAAGAACATTTGTGGAAGAGACAGGTTGTGGCCTACTATTGGTGTCACATTTGAAGCGAGCTGATGGTAGTAAGAGTCATGAAGAAGGTGGACAAACGTCTTTATCACAACTTCGTGGTTCTCACGCCATCGCTCAGTTGAGTGACATTGTAATAGGTTTAGAAAGAAATCAGCAAGGTGAAAACCCAAATGAGACCTCCATAAGAGTTCTCAAGAATCGATTCTCTGGCGAAACCGGAGAGGCAGGAAAACTCTACTTTGACAAGGTCACTGGACGACTAACGGAAACGTTTGTGCCAGTTGCCGGTTCCTTTGGAGAGTTCTAGCATCAAATGATGCCTGTAGCTATGGTGAGCCAACGATAGCTATGGAGATCATTGTGATCTAAATGGCAATTATGCCAATCTAAATGGAGATGTAAACATGAACCAAAAATATTTCGTAATCAAAGCAATCAAAGAAGCTAAGAATGGTGTAGTAGCTCCTGAAAAGATTACAACTAAGTATGGTGTTGCTAACCCAGCTGCAGTTGTAAGTGAGTTGCGTAAGCGTGGCCATGAGATTGTAAAATTGGCGAAAGGTTATGCGTTACCGTTCGGTACTCGTGATGAGGCTGCTAAGTTATCTAAGACTGCACGTAAGCAGATTGCTAAACAGTTTGGTTTAGTATAAATTGAAATTGCTCATGTCGGGAGACACGGCATAAATTCCTTGGATGGTTTAATCGTGTGGTTCACGAGCCGTTTAGGTGGAGCAGCTATGCTCAGCGTAGGGAAATAGCAAGAAATTCCAGCAATGACTATTGGAGAGGATTAACCACCTCGCTTACGGTCGCTGGTGCAACTGTACTAGTGTGTTGCCTGTGGATGGTGGAAGATGCTTAAGTGCAACCATCCATGGAGAACATATTCGTTCTATACCCTACAATAACGTGATAGGAAAGAAATGAAATTAGTATTTGACATTGAGGCAGATGCCCTATTAGACACGGTGAGTAAGATCCACTGTTTAGTAGTTCAAAACATAGACACTGAAGAAGTGCAGACATTTGTCGGCCATCAAGAAATCCAACTAAAAGGTTTACCCTTACTTGATCAAGCTGAAGAAATCAGTGGCCATAACATTATTGGTTATGACTTGATCGCTCTGAAGAAGGTGCTTGGATGGGTACCAAAGGCGAAAGTGTATGACACATTGATCGCTTGTAAACTTTCAAATCCAGACATCTACCCATTGGATGCGTCTAATCGTTATCCAAAACTTGAAAAGCGTTTGTATGGTAGTCATAGTCTTGCAGCATGGGGACAACGCCTTGGAAACTTCAAGGCTGAGAAGCCAATGGACTTTACTGAGTACAATCCTGAGATGCTGACATACTGTATTCAAGACGTTAGCACTAACTTATCTGTGTATAAATACTTACACGCATTACAAATGCCTGAACTTTGTTTAGAAATCGAGCACAACTTCTGGCAGAACACCATTGACATGGAAGAGAACGGCTTTCCGTTTGACATTCCTAAAGCTGCTGCATTGCATGGTAAACTTGCTGAAGAGCGTGAGAAGATTAGAAGTGAGTTGGTGACATTGTTCCCAACACGCACCATTGAACGCATCTCTGAGAAGACTGGCAAGAACTTGAAACCTAAAGTGATTGAGTTCAACCCATCGTCTCGTGACCACATTTCATATTGGTTCAAAGAGAAGTATAATTGGAAACCTAAGTCTCACACACCATCAGGCAAACCAGAAATCAATGCTGAAGTGTTAGAAGAGTTAGACTATCCAGAGGCTGCCGAACTAAAGCGTTACTTTGTGATTGATAAAATCATTGGTATGATAGCTGAAGGTAAAGGAGCTTGGCTCACTCTTGTGGGAAATGACGGACGCATTCATGGTAAAATCAACACCATTGGAGCTGCTACTACCCGTTGCACTCACTCATCGCCAAACTTAGCTCAAGTGCCATCAGTGCGTAAAGCGTATGGTGAAGAGTGTCGATCATTCTTCCATGCACCAAAAGGTTACAAGCAAGTCGGCACCGATTTGAACGCTATTGAACTTCGTTGTTTTGCCCATTACTTGGGCT